TTCTTATTCGCATTCATGCCATTTGTTAGGCATGAATTATTATTTTATAAATCTGACATTCACCAGATCAAAAATAAATTCCAAAAAAATTTGAACCTCCCAGCTCCGAGCCGTGATCCGTGATCCGTGATCCCTGACGCATGATCCGTTTCGCCTGTGGATTTTTCAGAAATCGCCTCAATTTTATACTTCATAAAATTGACTAACTAAAAAAGACCGATAGGACATTATTACTTTAATCTTTAATCATTATAAACGTACTATGGATTTATTCTGAAAAAGAATTAACGATGTATCAATGGGTATACCCCTAAATTTAAGGTAGACTGTTAGTTATTACCTAGTATATAACTATATCGAGAAACATGGATCAAAATTCACTAGATTTGGATGTGATGACTCCTGAAGAGCGTGTGCTCTTTGTCAAGAAGTTAGAACTGAAGAAGGCACAACTTGAAGTTGCTAAAGTAGCAAGAGATAATTTTCTTGGTTATGTCAAAAATATATGGCCCGACTTCATAGAGGGGTACCACCATAAAATCATTGCACAGAAACTAGAGGCCCTAAGAGACGGGAAGATAAAAAGATTAATTGTAAACATGCCTCCTCGACATACTAAGTCTGAGTTTGCCAGTTATTTGTTTCCGTCTTGGATGATGGGGCATAACCCTAAATTGAAGATTATTCAAACCACCCATACAGCAGAGCTAGCATATCGTTTTGGTAGAAAGGTTCGTAACTTGATGAACGAACAAGAGTTCAAAGATATTTTCCCTGGCGTAGAACTACGAGCAGATTCTCAAGCAGCAGGGCGGTGGGAAACGGACCAAGGCGGAGAGTACTTTGCAGCAGGTGTCGGTGGTTCGATAACAGGTAGAGGTGCAGACTTGTTAATAATCGATGATCCTCATAGTGAGCAAGATGCCCTGTCCAAGACAGCTATGGAGAATGCTTGGGAATGGTACACCTCTGGACCTAGACAAAGACTTCAACCTGGTGGGGCAATAGTCGTGGTTATGACAAGATGGTCAGAGACGGACTTAACAGAAAAATTAATGGAAGCACAGTCGAAAGATGAGAATGCAGATCAATGGGAGATCATAGACTTCCCAGCTCTTAAAGATGATGGAGAGCCTATTTGGTCAGAGTATTGGAAGAAGGATCAGTTGGACGCTGTCAAAGCCTCACTGCCCTTGAACAAATGGAATGCACAGTGGCAACAACAACCAACGAGTGAAGAGACAAGTATTATTAAACGAGAGTGGTGGCAAATATGGGATAAGGATCATATGCCTAAAGTAGAATATATTATTCAATCCTACGACACGGCTTTTAGTTCACGGACCACTGCCGACTTCTCAGCGATTACAACTTGGGGAGTTTTTACAAATGAAGCTAATAACAAACAAAATATTATTTTGCTCGACGCACAAAAGGGCAGATGGGATTTTCCNGATTTAAAACGCATCGCATTAGATGAAAGTAATTATTGGCAACCAGAGCAAATAGTTATTGAAGCNAAAGCAACNGGGCTACCCCTAACTCACGAATTACAGGCAATGGGGATTCCGGTCATCAATTTTACACCTAGTAGAGGAAATGACAAATTAGTCCGGGTCAACTCGATTTCTCCTTTATTCGAATCAGGGATGGTTTGGGCACCTGATTATAAATGGGCAGAAGAAGTTATTGAAGAATGTGCAGCTTTCCCCTATGGTAGATTTGATGATTACGTGGACAGCACGACACAAGCATTGATGAGGTACAGACAATTCGGAGCTCTAGTCCACGATTATGACGAAGAAATGGAAAAACCTGATAGAAAGAATATTAGTTACTATGCAACGTAATTTATGTTATAAAAATTAAATGGCAGATATAGACAAAATTTTAAACGAAGCTCCGACGGAAACGATCGAAGAAGAAAAACAGAAGAACTTATTGAGAGTCCTGAAATTGAATTAGAAATTGACGAAGGGCAAGACAACGTTTCTCTTGATCCAGGGGCAATGGACCAAGGCGATGACTTCGCCGCCAACTTAGCAGAGCAATTACCCGATGACGTAATGGCAAGAATTTCAAACGAACTAAGAGCACAGTATGAAGTAGACTTAACTTCAAGAGATGAATGGGAACAAGCGTACATTAAAGGATTAGATCTTCTAGGTTTTAAGTATGTTGTTCGTTCACAACCTTTCCGTGGTGCATCATCAGTTTCTCACCCACTCCTAGCAGAGGCCGTTACGCAGTTTCAAGCGGGAGCTTACAAAGAGCTTTTGCCTGCGGGTGGTCCTGTCAAAACAGCAATCGTTGGTGAAGTAACAACAGAAGTAGAAAATCAAGCAGAGCGTGTTAAAGAATTTATGAACTACGAAATTATGTACAAGATGAAAGAGTACGATCCTGAGATGGATCAATTATTATTTCACTTACCTTTAGCCGGTAGTGCATTTAAAAAAATTTACTACGATGGCAACATGGGAAGACCATGTGCAAAATTTATTCCAAGTGAAGATTTAGTTGTGAACTATGGAGCAACAGATTTAAACGACGCTGAAAGAATTACTCATCAAATTAAAATATCACCAAACGATTTAAAGAGACAAATGATTTCTGGTTTTTACAGAGAAATGGATGTAGACGTCAACGAAGATGAATCTATGTATCAAAGTTATTCTCAGATTCAAGAGAAGTATGATGAATTAGAAGGTGTAAGAAAATCTGAATACAGTGGTCAGTACATGCTTCTTGAAATGCATGTTGAATTAGATCTTGAAGGTTATGAAAATATGGACGAAACAGGAAATCCAACAGGATTAAAAGTTCCTTACGTAGTAACCATTGAACAAGGGCAAGGAAAAATTTTATCTATTTATAGAAACTACGCACCAGACGATGCTATGTTTATGAGAAAAGAATTTTTTGTTCATTACAAATTTTTACCGGGTCTTGGTTTCTATGGTTTTGGTTTAGTTCATATGCTAGGTGGTTTAACAAGAACTGCAACAGCAGCTCTTCGTCAATTACTTGACGCTGGAACACTTTCAAATTTACCTGCTGGTTTTAAATCCAGAGGTCTTCGTGTACGTGACGATGGTGAGCCCCTCCAACCNGGTGAGTTCAGAGATGTTGATGCTCCGAATAATGATATTCGTGGAGCACTGATGCCTCTTCCTTACAAAGGTCCCGATCAAACTTTATTTTCTTTACTAGGTTATGTTGTTGATGCCGGTAGAAGATTCGCTGCTATTGCTGATATGAAAGTTGGTGATGGTTCTCAGGCTAATCCTGTAGGAACAACCATGGCATTATTAGAGCAAGGCACTAAAGTTATGAGTGGTATTCATAAGCGTTGTCATTATGCACAAAAAACTGAATTTGAATTACTAGCTCGTTTATTTGCTAGCACATTACCACCTGAGTATCCTTACAATGTTGAAGGCGGAAACAGAATGATCAAAGCTGAAGACTTTGATGACAGAGTAGATATTCAACCAGTTTCAGATCCTAATATTTTTTCTTCAAGTCAAAGAATTATGATGGCTCAAACACAATTACAGTTAGCTCAAGCTAATCCAGAAATTCACAATCAGTATGAAGCATACAGAAGAATGTATGAAGCTTTAGGAGTACAAGCTATTGAAGCAATCTTACCTCCTCCAGCTCAACCTCAAGCATTAGATCCAGCAACAGAAAATGCACAAGCTTTAGGTCTGATGTCTTTAATTGTTTTCAATGAACAAAATCATGAAGCTCACATAGAAGCTCATAGAGCTTTTATGAGTTCCGCTTTAGTAAGAAATAATGTTCAAGTATCTACTATTTTACAAGGACACATTACTGAACACGTTGGAGCTATGGCTCGAATAGAAGTCATGGAAGAAATTGGTCCACAACTACAAGCAGAGAAACAAAAATTTGGAGGACAAGTNCCACCAGAACTNCAAGCACAATTCGATGCACAAGTAGAAAGTCAAATTGCAATTAGAATTGCAGCGATGATGGATAACATGGTAGCTGAAGAACAAGAATCTTTACCTATCGATGGTGCTCAAGATGATCCTCTTGTTGAAATTAAAAATAGAGAGATTGACATTGAAGAAAAAAGACTCAACTTAAAAGCAGCAGATGATATAGCTCTTCGAAAGATTGAATTAGATAAACTCAATCAAAGAAGAGATATTGATCAACAAAGAGTAAATGCACAATATGACATAGCTGATCAACGAACAGACGTTCAAAGAGAAAGAAT